GCTTGCTCCGGCGAGCCAGCGCGGAACGAGGCAATAATGTTGCCCTTCACCGTCTTGGGCAGAACCCCAGTCGTCTTAACAAGGTTCGTCAGAGCGGCACGTTGTTGCTCAACGGGCAAGGCTTCCACGGCGGGCATGACGCGAGTGCGGTAGTATTCGTCCACCGCCTTCTTGTCCTTTGCGTCCACCGGATTCAGCAGGGTTTCACCAGCCACGGCGGCGGAAACACGCTCCATGGAGGCAACTACGCCCTCCGTGTCGGCCCGCTGCTTGTCCAGCTTGATAATCCGATCGGCGCGAGCATCAGCGGTCATCGCGCCCTTGGAATAAAGCTCTTCAATTTCCTGCTCGGTCGCTTGCCCACGCGAGATTTTAATATCCAAGTCAGACAGCGTTTGAGCGTACTGCGCCTTAATCTCTTCTTGGCGCTGGGCTTCGGCGGCACGGGTCAGGGCCAGGTCATCGTTGTAGGCGGCACGCAGGCGGTCAACCAAGCGGTCTTTTTCCTGCGGCTGCAACGGCCCGCCATCGCCGTCGGCAATGGCTTTAATGTAGCCCAGCTTGTCGCCGCTTTCGTCCAGCCCGGCCAGAACCGTGGCCTGATAAAGCTCCTTTTGAAGCCCAACCCGCTTTTGCTCCGCCTCAGCCGGCGCAATGGCGCGTTGCGCCACAAGGCTGTCCAGATAGGCGTTTGCCTTGGCGATGTTCTGGGCCTGCAACTGGCGGTCGGCATCCGTCTTGGGAACACCAATCTTGATCGCCGCATCGGTCGCCAACTCAAACGCAGCCGCCGTATTCTTCTGATTCAGCGTGCGTTGCTCTTCTTCGTAGCGGCGGGTGGCGTTCACATAGTAGCCGCTGGCCGAACGCTTCAACTGCGTTCCGATGCTGGCCTGCAAATCTTCCGGCAAGCCCTCGACCACGCCCTTGATGTAAGCGTCCATCTGCTCGCCAAGGGCGGCGGGGTTCAACTCACGGGCGGCAAGGTCGCCAAGGGCCTTGTTCGTTTCAACGTCAAGGTTTGCCACATACGACGAAAGCGCACCCTCACGAAACGACTTATCAAAAATGGTCGTGGCTTCATTTACCGAGGCGGGGTCAAAGCCCGGCTCAGCACCAGCAATTTTACCAGCTTGCTCGCCCCGCTCTTGCGCCATGGTGTCAAGGGCGCTATTGGTGCGCTGCACAACATCTTTTGCCACGGCAGCGACGCTTGACCACATTTGCGCGGCAGAGCGTGCGGCAGTAGGGTCAAAAACCTGAACATTGCTAAAATCGGCTCCAATCGACGGGTCGAACTTGGGTACACTCATCATCAACCCCCACGTTTCACGGTCGTGCCAGCAAAGTCAAGCAGACTAGTCCCAGCGCTAAAAAACCCTTGCGTCAACGTCGTGCGCTTGGCTTTGCCAAGGTCGGCGCTCTCAGCCCGCATGGTGCCGATATTTACATCCCGCAGAGTCGCCGCTTGGCGCGATTCACGCGCCGCGTTCGCCAGGCTGTCCTCGCCCAGCGCGGTGATCGAACCGCCACCAGAAACGCCACGGCCAGCAAACAGCGCAGACTGCGTCGCCAGAACCCGGCGCAAACGCTCTTGCCGCTGCTCTTCTTCAATGGCCGATTTGACTTGCGTTGCCTTGATTTGCAGGTCTTTGTTCGCCTGTTGCGCTGCAATGCCCGCCGCCGCCGAACGGGCCGACATAATCGAGCCAACCGCTTGACCGGCAGCCGCAACCCCGGCAGCCACACTCAGGGCCGTTGAACCAGCAGTTGCGCCACCAGCGCCTGAAAGAAGAGTACCGGCAATCGCTGCTTCTGCCATGTTAAGCCCTCATTCCGATTGTTATCGCTTTGATCTTGAACTCAAGCGGCTCGGTTTGTGTGATTGTAACATAAGGCTCACGCCCATATCCACCCATATAAGACTTGTACCAGCCGTCTTGCGTCTGCGGCGGAACACCAAACACATCCTCCGACGTGTTATCCACCTCAACCTTGTAAGTGGATGTCCCGTTAGAAATCGTGTAATCCCGCAAGCCTTCGCCCAGGATGTTCACCCACGCGATGCCACGCAATTCTCCAGTCATCAGGCGGCCATTTATGTTTACGTCGGGATACAGCGGCGAAAGCTCGGCGTAAAACGGCCGGCCAACCTCAATGTCTGACACCGCCTCAGACGACGTAATCGACCCGCTCGACGGCGTTGCGTCATTCAGCATGTACTTGTCCCCACGAACAGCGCAGGAAACGCCATTTAGGTGTCCAAGGCCGCTCCACGACGCGGTCGGCGATCCGTTAGTAGCCCGCACACTCGAATCCATGTAATGCGCAGAATTGAGAACCTCAAGGTAGCGCGTACCGCCACGGTTTACCAAAAAGTAAACCTCGGCGCCCAGCGTCGCAACATCCTCAAAAGTTCCATCCGTATTGAACAGCGAGAACGCCAAGAAATTTTGCGACCGGCGCGTGCCCATGACGGCGCAGGTTCCCGTAGTGTTCACAATGTAAACGTAGTCGCTGGCAAAGCCGCCACCGCTACGGCGAACCGCCATGGCAACGGGCGTGCTGATAAGATGCGACGCCAAGTCGGTTACCGATTCGGCGCTGTACGACGTTTCCAGTTCGTTGTACAGAAACCGGCGAATCGTGTTGCCGCTTTCTTCGCAAAAGATGGTCGATCCGTCCACCGAGATGGGGCGCACCTTCGACGAACCATGGTTGGTCTGGCGCGAAATCTCGAAATTGTCCGGCGTAAATCCGATCTGCGTCGAAGCCCCACGGGCGTAAAACTCACCGCCCGACGTAAAGATTTGCAGGTCACGGCCAGAAACGATGTTCTGAATCGCGTTCACCTGATTGTCGTCAATGTCGTACTCAATGGCTTGGTTATCCAGCCCTGCTCCGGTATTGAAATTGAAAAAGCTGTCCGTCGTGCTGGCCCACACGGTTTGCGGAAGCGACTTCGAGCCACCAAACCACAGCCGGCCTTGGTGAAACGTCACAGAAACGGGCCAGCCGCGGGTGCTGCTCCACACATCTTCGGTCGGCTTTCCGCCCTGCGTCACAGTCGTCACCGAAAGCCCCATGTTGGCGGACGAAACGATGTTTTTTACAATCATGGCCGACCAGTTACGGCCACCGTCTTGACCCGTAAAAGTAACCTCAAAAATGCCGCCGCTAATGTGCGTGCATGTCGTATCGTTGCTCACGATGCTGAGGGCACGCAAAGCCGTTTGAATACGGGATGCCGTCGTCGGCCCATGGTTATCAAAAACAATCGCGTCGGTCAGTTCGCCCTCAAGCTCCAACTGAAACGTATCGTTTGCGTTGGCATAGCTTGACGTTAAACGCTGAACCTCATCCACAGCAGAACCCACCGTGTCCGGAAAGTTGCGTTTCGGGATGTTCACGAACGACACATTGGCCGCCGTCCACGCGGTATCCGACGTGCGCGTAACCTCAATCGGCTGAAAATCAGGGTGGACGATAAACAGCTTGTCCGCGCTTTGCGTAAAGTTAAACTGCGTCAGGCGGGCCGTCGTAATGTTCGTGATCGGCGAGGACGTAACCGCCGTTTGGTAAACCCCGTTCTTGTAAACTTCCATGCGTGCGTTCGTAAACAGCAGCATGTACTTTTGAACCGTGTTAAACTCAAACGGGACAAGCCGACCGGACCCAGCCGCCGTTGCAATGTACTTCAACCCCTCACGGCGAACGGCGGGGCCTTGCGGTGTGATGTACACATTCCGCGCTCGCCGGCACGAACGAAAGTAAGCCTCAGTATCAACGCGGGCGTAAACGTCCGGGGAAAGCTCACCACCGCCAAACGTGACTTGCTGAACCTTAATCGCCATACTAAGCCCTCTGGTTCAGAATGTAGTAGTTCACAGGTTCCACGGTGATGTTCGGCTGAGCCTTGCTGTCAATGCTACGGGCAGCGGCAAGAGCCTCTCGTGCGCGACGCCCAAAGATTTCAGACTTGTTAATGTCGTCTGCCAGCGAGGCGGAAAGGTCAACCGCAATGGCGTGAACCAAGGCGTCAACAAAGTAGTCCGGCATCTTCGTTACTTCCACGTCGGCTACGTATTCCAGCTTCAATTCGGTCGCGTCCGAGTAAATCCGATCTTGGTAAACCAAGTAGTCAAGCTGAGGCGTGTCCGAACGAAACAAGGTCACAGGCTCCGGATCGGTCGGGTAAAGATAGATGTAAGCCTTATCAAAAAGCGGCGTTTCGCCGCTAACACGCGAAAGTTGCGTCTGAACCATAGCAAAGCGCCACGGGTGAATCGAGAGGAGCTTGCGGCGCACAACGTCCCAGCGTGCCTTAACCAGCGCGGCCTCACGAGTATCGTCCTCAAACGAGGCAAGCGTGTTCGCCCCGATAAGAAGCAGAGCCTGGTTTGCAATTTGTTCTTTTGTGAAAGCCATGCGCCAGCCCTCTTTTTCAAAGATTATACAGGAAATGAAAAGGCGGGGCAATAACCCCGCCTTCCCATGTACAGCGTTTTTTAGTCGCTGTTCGTGGTCGCATCGGCAACGCCGTTGGTCACGTCCACGACGTTGTTGGCGCGGGTGGCCACAACGAACACGACACGTTGACCGGCAACGTTCGCCAGGATTTGATCGCCGACAGCCAGCACATCATACACAGCGTTAAAGTAACCGCTGGTGTTGATAACGTTTTGGTCATCACCACCAGGAGCGGCATACGCAAACACGCGGGGCGCGTTCGTGAAGCCTTCGCTGATGAGTTCAAAGTTAGCGCGATTGAAAGGCATATTCCATTCCTCCGATTAGGCTTCTTGAGTGGTAATCTTAACGATACCGCTGTTGTCAATCGCCACGGCATTGCCCGAGTACATCGCGGTAGCGACATACGAGGCCAGACGCGGGTCAAAGTCAACGCGGGTCGAAAGATCCATCGAGGCGATAGCGCCAAGAGCTTGCTGGTGGAACGCAAAGCAAGTGCGGTTCGCGCCAGTCTTGGGCAGGCCGCCTTCAACGATGTCACCCAGAGTGACGACGCGGAAGCCCATGAAGGTGTTTACTTCACCAGTCATCAGGGCCTTCACGTTCACAAAGTCGGCGCTCGTCGCCTTGTCGTCACCCAACAGCGACTTCAGGCCGCTGGCGTGAATCAGCAGGGTGCGGCCTTCCATCGGCACGTTTTCCCGGCTCAGCAGGAAAGCGGCTTGACGAATGGCGTCAACCGTCAGATCACGCGGGGTGCCGCTGATATCGTTGGCAACCGTCAGGGTGGTGGTCGAAGCGTTCAGCGCATCAATGACCAACTGGTCAACGCGGCGCTTGATCGACATCACAATCGACTTCGAGATTTCGCCAACTTCGTCAAAGTTGACTTTGGCTTGCATGAACACGTTGCTCGCTTCTTGCACAACCCAGTCACGCGAAGTGACGGTCACCGCTTGGCGGGTCGGGTTTTGCAGGGGGATGGGCGAGCCGGGGATATGCTCGTGAGCCAGCGAGCGACCGAACACAGGGAACTGCGCGGTAGCACCGTTAATCCGGCGGGCACGAACGTAGCTGGTCAGGTTGGCACCTTCAGCTTGATACAGGTGCTTGACCAGCGTATCAAACTCGGTGACAGCCAAGTTATTAAGATTGATCGACATAGCTTTACCTCAATAAGTTTTTTGTTTTCTCTTATCGAAGCCGGGTAAGCCATAAGGGGCCGGATTCTTGCTCATTAGAGCCATCATGAAAAGCAAACGGGCCGCTAGGCGGGTAAGCGCTTACTTACTTCATGTTTGTAAGCGTATACTAACCTAACGGCCCGGTCAACCTACTTTATTTGAGAAATGATCTCACGGTACTGGGCTTGAAGCTCAGCGCTGCCGCCAATTTTATCCATGCCGTGCTTCTTCAAGAACTCCATCGCAGCCTGACGAGGATCAGCCGGAGGGGCGTTGTTCACGCCGTCCTTGGGCGAGGGGACGTCCTTCGACTTGCTCAACTGGTACAGCTTGTGAGCCAGCTTCGTCCCAGCCGCCGACGAGGTGATGGCCGTCAGGGCGTCGCGCTCTTCTTCCGTCAGGGCCTTGCCAGCGAAGTCTTTAAGCTCGGCCAGAATCTTGTCACCGTCCGGGCCAAGGGCTTCAAGCTCACGCTTGGTGCGCTCACCAATGGATTTCTGGTCGGCCTCAAGAACGGCCTTAAAGAAGTTCTTTGCCATCTCGTTGCTAATCCCCATGCCCTTAAAGGCCTCAAGGGCCACGGGGACAAGGTGCGATTCCGGCAGTTGGAAGTCCGAAAAGTCGTACTTTTCCGGGGCGCTGTACTTGCTCTTGTACTCGTTCAGCGCGGTGTCGCGCTCACGAACCATCTTCGACAGCTCCGAGTACCCGTTTTCCAAGTCCTCAGCCGTCTTGTACTTACCCGCAAACAATTTCTCT